AGAAGGCAAGCGTGTTCTTTTTTGGGATGGTATGTGCAGCAGCCTTCAAGTAAAGTCCCAAATCATCAGGCTGACCTGCCTCAATGAGCCAGTCAGTGAAAGGTGGCTGATGGTAGTCGATGCCAGTAGTCCAGTCCATGCCCAAGTCTGTGATAACACGGCCATACTCAGGAATGACATACTTGCGGTTTATCAGCTTTACACCATTGAAGCATGGGCAACCGTCACCATCAGTGGTAATGTCGCCAAGCTCAATGAGCGAGTGACCCCAATAGATGGAATCCAAGGCAAGACGCAAGAGTTGCTTGAACCAGGATTGATTGAAATAGTGTAGCGCATCATCCTTGACATTCTCATTCTTGTCAATGATCTTGAAAGAACGAGCCATGACAAAGCCCTTGCGTTGTTCAACGCATCCCGAAAGGTGCGCATCAACATCAGCGTCACGATAGATGTCATAAAGACGTTGACGGTTTGGACTTTCCACACTGATGGCCATCTGCCAGGCATTGCGCCAGTCTTGCATATCAGAGCGAGTGAGTGCCTCAGTGGTGCGTTGTAGCTGTGCCACTATTTTCTGGACGTTCTTGCGCCCAGAAGCCTTGGCAAGATTGAAATCACCATGCGTGGTGTGCAAGATGCGTGGTTTGCCTGTAATGCTTTGTATAAAATTCTGAATATATCCCATGTCGTTTACCAATTATGTCTAAGTTTACGCTGACAGCCATAGACAATGGAACTGCCAACCATTTCACCGTTGTCATCCAGCACCAGTGGCAGGTCAGGAACAATCTTGCCAGACTGAACACCCTCTAACCACTTGATGGCACGCTCATAGCGTTCCTTACGAATGTCGGAACCCATCTTTTGAGGCATAGCCGAAACCATGTGGTAAAGGGCAATGTCGCAAGTGAACATCACAATCTGATGGTTGCGCTTTTCGCCTTCCGTTGCAAACACCACATCACAATCGTACTTTGGACGCAGATAGCCCGAAATTTCCTCCTGTGCCTCACGCTCGGCATTGGCACGATTCTCGGCAGAAGCCTGAGAAACCACCTTCATGGCGGTATCGCCGATAACCACCTTATAATCATCTTCTGTTATAAACATGATCCACCTCCTTACTTTGTCACAAACAAGGCACGCCGCTCAATGTCTTCAACCTTTGTACCTTTCTTGAAACGATGACGCTTCACAAGTGTCTTGATGGTCTGCTTGGGTACGACCTTCAAACCACCATTCATGTAAAGAACATAATACTTCAAGCCACTGCCCTGGGAGAGCATGATGGCTTCTTTGACGGCACGCTTGTAACGCCAAGCGAAAAGCAAATCTTTGAATAGTCTAATCATATTACCAACTGTTTTTAGAGGTCGGACGCTTGCCAAACCTCGCTTTGTAAATAACTTGTCGAGTGTTGCGCTGGAGCATCCAGATAGCACCCTCATCAGCATCGGGCGCATCATCATGCACACGACTGCCACGTTCGAGTGAAAGCGTCTGTTCGATGCCCACTTGCATATCTGGAGATTCCTTCAACGCCTCATTGTAGAACACAAAGCCACGTTCCCATAAAGGTGAAACGGCCTCAATGCGCTGCAACTTTTCTGGCTTCTTGCGCTTGTCGCCAGTAATCGGCAACTGGTAGCCACGGCGGTTGCCCTCTTCCGTGAACTCATCAAGGATGGTGTCCTGTAGAAAGTTCGCCTCCATGAAGAACGACACCGTGACATCATCAGGCAAGGATTCATAAAGGTTGTAGAGCCATCTGACCATACCGCCAACGGTATCTTGACGGACATAGCAATCAATCAAATGGAACTCAGTGCCTATCTTGCCCCAAAAGCGTGAAGCCTTATAGTCGTTTGCCGTGGTCGATTTGAAAGAAGGGTCGGTGTAGCAAATAAGTTGGTCGTACTTATTGAGTGGAGGAACCTTCTTGTAACGGATCCAGTCATGGCGAAATATCGTGCCATCCTTGATAGGATTGTGCATCATTTCTTTGTTCCAGGCACGGAATCCAACAAAGTCGGCATAAGCCTGAGCCTCTTCCTTAGTCCATTTCTCACGCCAGACAGGTTCACCATTAGCATCAACCGCCACTATCTTAGACAGGAACACCCCTTTGGTATGTGCCAGGTTGAAGAGAACGGAAGTCTTGGAAATGAGGTTGCCCACCATGATGAAGCGACCACGACCCACGTCAAGCGAACCGAAAAGGGCTTCTTTCACCCAGTCGGTAAGGTCATGCACACGCTTTTCATTACGGCAAAGCTCATCATCGTCAAGGTCATCAATGACAATGTAATCTGGACGTGCCTCACGATCACGCAAACCACGTGGAGACTGGCCACGACCACAAGCAAGGAACTTCACGCCGTCCTTGGTCTTGAACTCACCTTCTTGCCAGTCACCAGCGTTCTTCTGTGCGCCAAAGTCGGCAATGATGCGTTGGTTGTACTCCAATTCAGCCTGAATGTCGCCAAGCAAGCGGTTGGCACTATCCTCTGACTTGCCCACAACCACCATGAAGTTAATCAGACGCTTTGCCTGAAACATCAGCCACAAAGGGGTAAAGATGTCCATGTGGGTGGACTTGGCGTGGCCACGTGGCCACATGAACACCGCTTTGAGGTTTGGGGTGTTCTTCACCTTCTGTGCAGCCTGGTTGTGAAAAGGAGCATTGTGAATGGTGCGAATCACCTCACCAGTGGTCTTGTCACGAAGCTGCAAGAAGTGTGGAAAGTAATACTCGCAAAATGCGGCATAATTGGATTGCAGCCTACGAATACGCTTTTCCTTCTCAATGGGCGTTTCCTTGCGCATAAGAGAGGTGTCGGTGAAAGACTGAACTTGCTTGCACCGTTCCTTCCATTGCTCGTATGCGAGTTTCTTTTCTGCTGCTGTTGCCATATACCTATATTATTTGACACCCATCTGTTCCATGATAAACAAGTCTTGCAGATGATTGATTTGCTTCATCAGCTCGGTTGTTATCGTAGGGTCAGACTTGGCACGGAACTCCAACCACTTGCTAAACATCATGGACACCTCGATGACATCCACCACATTAGCTTTCTTGTCAAGTTTCTCAATGACAGAAGAGAGCTTTGCGAGCTTGTCACCCAGTCCAGCCATCGCCATTGGATCACCAGATTCATTCACTTGCGTTATGAGCGCATCAATGGTCAACAACAGCTTATTGACCAGTTCGGGACGTGTGACACTCTTGGCCGCACGTGCCTCCTTCCATCCATCAGCCACACACCACTTGGATATGGTGACACGTGAGATGCCTACCTTTTCGGCAATCTCAGCCTGTTCCATACCCGACATGAACAGTGTTCGAGCCAATGAACGTTTCTTTTCTATTTCAGCTTTTGTCATGTGCAATACTTTATTAAAAATTCAAATGCAGTGCAAAATTGCAACAATTCGGTAGCATCACCAAAATAGTGTGCAACCATTTCATAGAAGTGTGCAATCATTTCACACTTTTTTGGCGGTCAGTAAATTAAGCAGTAATATTGCAGCGCAAAACGCAAAAAGCGAGAAAATGAAACGAGTAAGAATTTCAAACAACAGCCTTAACAGTTACGGTAGTCGTGTACTGACAGAGGGCATGGATGTGCAACAGTATTGTCGCAATCCCGTACTTCTTTATATGCACGAACGTGGCAATGTGATTGGCTATGTGAAAGACCTCAAAGTGGAAAACGATGAGGTGACTGGTGAACTGATGTTCGATGAAGCCACACCACTCTCCAAGCAGTGCAAGAAGCAATGGGAGTTTGGTAGCCTGAAAATGGTGAGTGTGGGCATTGACATCGTTGAAGAGAGTGAAGACCCAGAGGTGATTGTTCCTGGCCAGAAATACAAGACCATCACCAAGAGCAAACTCTTTGAAGTGTCAGTTGTGGACATAGGAGCCAATGACGATGCCATCGTAATGAGAAAGAACGGCGAACAAATCACATTAGGCAAGGACGGAAAGAATCCGCTGACCTTGCTCAGTAACAACAAAAATTTAAGCAACAAGCAAATGGAACAGAAAATTTTGTGCGCACAGCTCGGATTGCCTGAGACGGCAGACGAGGCGACCATCCTTCAGAAAATCAACTCGCTGAAGGAAGCAGAGACAGAGAAAGAGACGCTTGCCAAGGAGAAAGCCCAGCTCACACTCTCTGCCATTACAACAACCGTGGAAACTGCCATCACTGAGAAACGCATCAGTGAAGACAAGAAGGAGCATTTCATCAACCTCGGCAAGAAGATTGGCGTGGATGACTTGAAGCAGACGTTTGCAGCCATGAGTCCGATGGTGAAGCTCAGTTCTGTAGTCGGCCATCAGGGTGGTGCGCCAACTCAGCAGAAAACCACTTATTCCAAGTTTAGTGAAGTGCCAGGCGAAGAGCTGGAAAAGATGCGCTCGGAGAATCCCGATGAATACAAGCGTCTTTTCAAAGCAGAGTATGGCATGGAGTGTGAAATCTAAAAATGTCAAACCATAAAACAAGAAGAATGAAAATGAACAGATTACTTGCACTGACAATGGCAGTGCTTTTCAACTGCATTACTGGCAGTGTATTCGGTGCAGTCCTTGGCTTTTCGCCTGTAGTGGGAGCCGTGGGCATGAACTGTATCGCCACCGTGATAGGCGGTGAGGTAGCTCAGGGCGCATTGCGTGCTGGAGTATATAAAGAGGTGTGGACTGGTGAAATGGTGAAGTACCTTCGCCGTGGCTTGGAAGCCACTTGGCTTGACGGCATTCCAGACGCATCAAGCGTGGTGGAGAATGATGTCATCCACTTGGTAGATGTAGGTGTTGACCCTGATGTATTGGTCAACAACACCACATATCCTATTGATTTGCAGAAGCTGGATGACAAGGACATCAGCATCAGCCTTGACAAGTTCCAGACCAAGGTGACACCTATCACTGATGATGAGCTTTATGCCATCAGCTACGACAAGATTGCACGTGTGAAGGAAGCACATGGAAATGCCATCAATGATGCCAAGTTTGCCAAAGCAGCCCATGCACTCTGTGCCAAGCAGAACACGGCTAAGACACCAGTGCTGAAAACCACTGGAGAGAGGGATGCAGCAACAGGACGCTTGAAGATGACCAAGACAGACTTGCTCAATATGAAGCGCAAGATGGATGCCTTGGGAGTTCCAGCAATGGGACGAAGAGCGGTGCTTTGCTCTGACCACATCAATGACCTTCTGGAAACAGAGCAGACCTTCCGTGAGCAGTACAACATCAACCGCAATGACGGAACCGTTGGCCGCTTGTATGGCTTCGACATCTACGAGTTTGCAAACAATCCTCTCTATACCACAGCAGGTGTTAAGAAGGATTTGGGCAAGGCTGCTGAAACTGGTGAGTTCCAATGCTCATTTGCCTTCTATGTTTCTCGTGTATTCAAGGCCACTGGTTCGACCAAGATGTATTGGAGCGCATCAGAGAATGATCCTGAGTACCAGCGTAACAAAATCAACTTCCGCCATCGTTTCATCTGTATGCCAAAGAAGGCTGATGCAGGTGTTGTGATGATGAGCGACCACAGTGCTGCATAGTCATGGCACGAATGAAGTATTTGGTGCTGCATTGCACCGCAACAGAAGAAGGTCGTGAGGTGACCAGTGACGAAATTCGCCACTGGCACACCGACCCAGTGGGCAAAGGCGGTCGTGGATGGAAGCAAGTTGGCTATACCGACATGATACACCTTGACGGAAAGGTGGAGCGACTTGTGAAGAACAACGAGGATGCTGAGGTTGATCCATGGGAAATCACCAATGGTGCAGCAGGTTTCAACTCTGTGAGCCGTCACGTTGTTTATGTCGGTGGACTTGCCTCTGATGGAAAGACAGCCAAGGACACCCGAACGGACGCACAGAAAAAGGCTTTGACCGAATACGTGCGCAACTTCCATGAGCGTTTCCCTTCCATCCGCATCATTGGCCACAACGAGCTGAACAGCCACAAGGCTTGCCCATCATTCAACGTGCAAGAGTGGTTGCGCTCAATAGGTATCAAGCAAGTTTAACCCATAAAACAAAGATAACGATGGCAGACTTTTTACTGCAATTCATCCAGTGGGCAATACCATCGGGCGGCATAGGTGCTGCCATCGTTTGGTTTGCCAACAGAAAAGCCAACAACGCCAAGAATGCCAAGGTCGTGCATGACACTTATAAAGGTATGTACGAAGACATTTCAAAGGTGCTGTTGGAAACACAACAGAAATATGAAGACATCACAAAGGTCGTGGAAGGGCTTACGGCTGAAAACCACAGGACACGTCTTTCAATCAATCGGCTCAGTCGTGCAATCGAGGCTATCAAACTTTGTCCTCATCGCAATTCTTGCCCTGTCAGCAGTGAGTTGTCGCTCGACGAAGACGATGACAACCCAGGAAGAGGAAAAGGTGGTAAGGGACAGCGTAGAAAGCAAACAGACCACGACAAAAATAATGTGGATGGAAAAGGTGCCACAAGACCAGGTGCATCTGATCATTCCACTTGACAGCATAGGCTGTTTGCCGTCTGGTGCATCCTTTGGCAACAAGCAAGGGCGTGCCAACGTGAAGGCAAGCGTTGGAAAGCAAGATGGTAAAGATGTGATATACATTGATGCCTCTTGTGACAGCTTGCAAGTGTTGTGCCTCTATTATGAGGAACAAAACAAGAAGCTGGCAAAGCAAAACGCAGAACTCTCTAACACCATTAAAACAGAGAAAGAACAATGTTCAAACCCTGTTAAAGTGGCAATATTCTGTTTTATTGTCGGACTGGTGTCTGGCAAAATAATCACAATCAAAACAAGAAAAAAATGAATAAGAATTTCATGTACGGCATTGGAGCCGTAAAGCTTGGTGAAAAGACCATTGGCTACATTGAGAAAGGTTCATGGGACTGGGGCGGCACAAAGCCTGAGAGTACTGACATTGATGCAGAGCAAGTTCCCGATGCGCCAGTGCTGACAATTCCAACTAAAAATGCAACAATCTCGCCAACATTCAACATCATACAGTTGAACTACGAGAACATTCAGATGGTGCTTGGTGGTACTCTCGTAGGAACTACTGGGAAGTACACAGGCTGGAAAGCACCAACAAGTCTTGTGCATCTTTCTGGCAAATGGACTATTGACTTTGTTTCAGGCCAGACTTGCACCATACCGAATGCAACAATCTTGGCCAATCTCGGTGGCAAGCTCACACTTACAGAGGTATCGAAGCTGGAATGTCAGTTGAAGGTGAACAAGCCTTCTGATGGTAGTGCGCCATACGACATCAATGACACGGCCAATCCATTAAGTGCATCATCCACCAGCCAGGCAAACAGCGTGAAGGTTTAGTGTATGGATGAGAACACCATCAGACTAATAGAAAAGGAAGGTGCGGAAGCCCTTTTGGACACTGGTCTTTCAGTGCCATTGAAGGAGTTGCACCTTCCTTTTTGCAAAAAGTCCATTCATTTACGTGTGACCATGCGCCGACCTACCTTGGCAGGACAAATCAGAATTGCAAGGGAATGGCTGGCAATGGGCGTGACCAGTGAAGAAATGTGGCATTTCTCCAAGGAGGAAGAAATGAGATTCCTTGCTGATCATGGCAAGAAAATCAGTCGCATGATAGCTTACACCCTTTGTCGTGGCTGGATAAGCCGACATCTGTTTGTTGGCTTAACGGCATGGGTTGTGAGAAACTGGATGGAAAACAAGTATCTTGTCAGCGTGATAAAGAAATTTGTCGGGCTGATGGGAACGGACAGTTTTACAGATATTATCAAATCGGCAGAAGCGGTGAATCCGATGAAGCTGAGGAAGAGCCAAAAGAAGAAAGGGAGTTAACGAGCGAATACGAAGGTTCCCATAGCCCTTTCGGTTTTGTGTGGCAGATAGCAAGCGAAACAGGTTGGAGTGTTGACTATATCCTTAATAGTGTCAATTACCAAACCTTGATTATGATGCTGAGTGATGCCCCACATTATGTTAGCAAGAAAAAGAACGGCAAGCCCAAGGACGAAAGAAGTGCCAAGGAGGAAGCCGATGACATTGTAGGATTTTTCCAAAGTAAATTGAAATGAGCAAAGGCAAGACGGTAGCAATAGAAATTGAACTCCTTGACCGCATCAGCGGTGGACTTGACAGGGTAAACAAGAAGATGGATGCCTTGAAGGGTTACACCGATGAAGCCAAGAAAGGATTGAGTGGACTGGAGAACATGAGCGACAGGGTGAAAAAGTCGCTCATGGGGCTTGGCATGGCTTTTTCCATGAAGCAGGTTATTACGGAGGTCGCTACTGTCAGGGGCGAGTTCCAGAAATTGGAGGTGGCTTTCAATGTCATGCTTGGCAGTGCAGACAAAGCCGATAATCTGATGGCTCAGCTGATTCATACAGCAGCCACGACACCGTATGGCCTTGAAGGTGTGGCACAGGGTGCGAAACAACTCTTGGCGTATGGCATGGAGGCAGAGAAGGTGAACGAAACCTTAATTCGTCTGGGTGACATTGCAGCAGGTCTTAGTATGCCATTGAATGAACTCGTTTATCTGTACGGAACAACGATGGCGCAAGGCAGACTTTACACGCAAGACCTTAACCAGTTCACAGGTCGTGGCATTCCGATGATCCAGGAACTCGCCAAGGTGTTTGGTGTGGCAGAAAGCAAGGTGAAGGACTTGGTGGAGGCTGGCAAGGTGGGATTCCCAGAAGTGCAGAAAGTCATAGAGAACCTTACTGGTGAAGGCAGTAAGTTCGGTGGCTTGATGGAGGAACAGAGCAAGACCATATCAGGACAGATAAGCAACATCGAAGATGCTATTTCAACAATGTTCAACGACTTAGGTAAGCAAAGCGAGGGTGTTATCAATACAACACTTAGCGGTGTCTCCTATATCGTGGAACATTATGAGCAATTCGGACGTGTTCTGATGGGATTGGTTGCCACTTATGGAACATACCGCACGGCTTGCATGACGGTGGCAGCAGTCCACAGTCTCATAACGATTGGTATTGGTGGCATGACCGCAGCGGAAGCCATTCACTACGGTTGGATTGTCATGGTGGAGAAAGCGCAGAAGCTGCTTAACGCTACCATGCTAAGCAATCCATACGTATTGGTTGCCACAGCCATTGCAAGTGTTATCGCCGTAATGGTTTCCATGAAGACGGAAACAGAACTGATGCAAGCAGCCGATGAAGACTATGAGGCGCAAAAACAAAAGGTCATTGAGGCTGAGGAAGAACACAAACGCAAGATGGAAGAGCTTTGTTCCATTGCTGGTGATGAAGCTCTCAGCACCGACACAAGACGTGAGGCATTGAATCGCCTCGAACAGAAATACCCTGCTATCTTTGCCAAATATGACACAGAGTATGAGAAGCTGAAAAACATCAAGAAAATCAAGTTGGAGATTGCTGAGTTGGAGGCTGGGCAAAGCATAACAAAGCCAAAGAACGAACTCAACAGCGTAAACAAACGCATCAAAGAGCTTGAAGCAAAACAGCGCACGGAAAAGTGGGTTGAAAGCAATAGCTCTGGTACAAGTATGAAGAAAGTCGGAGGTTTGATCAAGAAAGAGGAAGCCGAACTCAAAAACCTTCAAAAAAAGCAACAGAACCTAAACAAGCAGGTGCGCAAGGATTCTGTGAACGCTTACTTTGACAATCTCACAGGGGTCAGCAACAACGATCTGAAAAAGCAGATAAAGGAGCGCGAAAGCCTCATTGCCCGAATGAATATGTCTGGTCATAAATATGGCTATACAACCAATGACGGCAAAAATATCCGTGGCACATACACCAAGGATGAATTGCAGTATCAACTCAACAAATTGAAATCTGAGCAGAACCGCCGTAATGAACCAAGAAAATCAAGTTCTGATTGGGGCGCAGCCGACAAGAGGGCTTATCAAGCAGCATTGAAGAAATACAACGACTTCATCAGCAAAGGCTCAAACAACCTAACCAAAGAAGAATATGACAAAAAGGCAAAGGAACTAAAGGAAAAAATGGAACTTGCCAAAAAGGAATATGATTCACGCAAACCTGGTTCGGACAAAGACAGCGAGAAAGCACAAAAGGCAGCAGCCAAGGCGGAAGCTGCAAGAGCCAAGGAAGAAGCAGCGGAAGAACGCCGCAAGCAGACCAAGGAAAAGGTGGGTCAGGAACTTGCAGAACTGCAACGTAAAAATGACGAGGAAGAAATTAATACCATGCAAGAAGGCTTGGAAAAGAAACTTCGCCAGATAGAAAACGACTATCAGGCTCAGAAGAACGAGATAAACAAGCAAGAAACCGCATGGAAACGAGATAACAAGAAAGCAGGCATTGCCACTGGTACAAATGGACTTACCACGGAACAGACCGATGCCATTAACGAGGCGCACGCCTTGAACGAGAAAAGCAGAACTAAGGCCATCGAGGAAGCCAACAAGGAAGCCTTGAAGGATGAGTTGCTTGCCATGACAGACTATTTGAAGGAGTATGGAACCATACAAGAACAAAAGTATGCCATTGCCAAGGAATATGCTGAAAAGATTAAGGAGGTGAATGAGGGTGCTGGCACTGCTGATGAAAAACAGTGGAAGGTGAAGGCACTCGAAAAGCAGCGTGACACCGCCATGAGCCAAGTGGATGCCAAGAGCCTTGCCCTGGATATAGACTGGGGTACTACCTTTGAGGGTGTGGGCAATGTGCTGAAAGATGTGGCAAAAGAGACACTTGGCAAGGTGGAGACGTACATGAAGACGGCTGAGTTCAAGGCTTTGTCTGCTGAAAACAAAAAGACTTACACTGACTTACAAGCCAAGTTGAAGCAAGAGACAGGTGCGGAAAGCACCAGTCCGTTCAACTTCAAGATATGGGGTACAATCTCCAAGAATGTCACGGCATACCAAGAAAGCGTGCGAAATCTCCAAAACAAGACGGATGCCCACACAAGGGCGGTCGATGAACTGGAAAAGGCGCAAGCAAACTTGGCTGCTGCTACTGATGACACCTCAAAGGAAATTGCCCAGAAAGCGGTTGATATTGCACAAGGAAAGGTCGATGCCACTGCCACTGAGCAAACGGAGGCACAGGATGAAAGCAACAAGGCACGCCAGACGCTCACGGACAACACCAATGCAGCAGCGCAAGGCATTCAGAACTTCACCAACTATCTGAATGAAATGTCAAATGGTTCCCTGTATGGCTTTGCCAATGGTATGAGCAAACTCATTACCTCACTTGGAAAAGGCTCAGACGGAATAGGCAAGTCATTGAATGAGCTTGGTGGCAAGATAGGCGGTATCATTGGCGCAATCCTTCAAATCATTGATGCGCTTGGTGATGATCCAAAGGGCTTCATTGATGACCTCTTGAACAAAATCGCCGATTGTGTGGAAAAAATTGTTGAGGATTTGCCCGAAATCGTTTTGTCCATCATCAAGGATGTGGGCAACATCTTGCAAGGTTTGGTCAGTGGCATTGGCAGTTGGTTTGGCATTGATGACCTTTTCGGTTTGAATGGCAATGAAGCCAAGGTGCAAAAGACCATTGACGACTTGACCAAGCGCAACGAGCTTCTGCAATATGCCATCGAGGATTTGACAGACGAAATCAAGGCAAGCAAGGGTACAAAATCAGTAGTAGCCTATCAACAGGCATACGCCAACCAGCAAGAAGCCAACCAGAATTATCTGGATATGGCAAAGGCGCAAGCCAGTTATTGGAAAAAGCATCATAGTTGGAACTACTATTGGAATGGCTTCAACAATGACCAAACTGCCTGGATCAAGCAGAACGTAAAAGAAGACTTCAATGGTGAGCTCTGGAGTCTTAGCCCAGAGGAAATGAAGAAGCTTCGCTCCAATGTCGGTATTTGGGAATATATCAAGAACACTGGCAAGGGTAGTTATGGAAATGACGTTGCTGACAAGCTGAATGACTACATAGACCAGGCCGGCAAACTGGAGGAACTGACCGATGAACTCTATGAGGGATTGACTGGCATTTCCTTCGATTCCATGTATGACAGCTTTGTGGACACCCTTATGGATATGAATGCCACGGCTGAGGATATGGCTGATGACCTGTCAGAATACTTCATGCGTGCCATGCTTTCAAACCAGATTGGTGAAATGTATGCTGACAAGCTAAAGGAATGGTGGAAGAAGTTTGGTGCTGCTATGGAAGACAATGACCTGACAGAGGCAGAACGCAATGCACTCCAAGAGGAATACATGGGCTATGTGAAAGATGCCATTGCCTTGCGTGACAAACTTGCAGAAGCCACTGGGTACACTGGTAACAGCAGCACAAGCCAAAGCGGTAAAAGTGGCGGCTTCTCTGCCATGACACAAGACCAAGGCACAAAGCTCGAAGGTATGTTCACCAGTGGCTTGCAACATTGGTCAAGCATGGATGACCAACTTGAAAATGTGGTCGAGAAGATGAATGTGGCAGAAAGCCATCTGGCACGCATTGCCGAAAACACAGGCATGAGTGTCACGCATCTGAACGACATCAAGGAGGAAATAAGAAAGATTATTCGTGATGGACTAAAAATGAAATAATATGGATGAAATACTTAGTGGCCAGGTACTGGTCAATGGCACTGACATCTGGAAAGAATACGGTGTTTTTCTGACGGAAGACAAAAAGGGCGACATGGCCAATCTGACCGCCATACTTACACCAAGCAAGACAAAAGACGAAACGGCAGTGAACATCAGAGAGGAGGATGGTGAAAAATACTCTGACGTATTGACACCAAAGAATGAGGCTCGTGACGTGGAACTGTATTTTGCCATGTATAACAAGACAAAGGAAGGATGGTTGAAGTCGTATGCCGATTTCATCAAGTTCCTGAAGCAAGGCAAAAACGGTTGGCTTGACTTCACTTTTCCTGACCTTGATTTGACATTGCACATGAGATTCTTGGATTGCGGAAAGTTTAAACCTCTGACCTATATCTGGAAAGATGGTGTTCAAGCAAGCAAATTCAAAGTGAAATTCCGCGAGCCTGTCCCCATCATCTAATGACATTCAAACAGCATTCCTATATGGTTCTGACGATATACGACAAATACGGCACCGCCCGGACGGACATCTCGCCCGGTGACGGCAGCACCCAGCAGAAGGAGGTTCAGGGCGACAACGTGCTGACGCTCTCCTTCACCCATTACGAGCACATACCCCTCGATGTGAACGACTATGTGGACTTTGAGGGCGAGCGCTACTGGCTCACCGAGAAATACGCCCCTGCCCAGAAGAGCGATGGCGAGTGGTCGTATGACGTGAAATTTTACGGCATCGAGAGCCTGATAAAGCGTTTCCTCGTGCTGGAGACCACAGACAACAATGCCGAGCCCGTGTTCACCCTCACCGCCACTCCGAGAGAGCATGCGGCGATGGTGGTGAAGTGCATCAACAACGGCATGGGGCACACCACCGACTGGAAGGTGGGGCAGGTGGACGGCACCGACCTCATTGTCATCGACTACGAGGGCAAGTACTGCGACGAGGCGCTGAAGGAGATAGCCGAGAAAGTGGGCGGCAGTGCCGAGTGGTGGGTGGAAGGGCAGACCGTGAACATCTGCAGATGCGAGCACGGCGAGGAAATAATATTGGGGTACGGCAACGGACTGACGAGCCTGGAGCGTGACACTGACAACACCAACAAGTTCTACACGCGCCTGTTCCCGATAGGCAGCACCCGCAACATCGATGCGGAGAAATACGGCCACAGCCGTCTGATGCTGCCCGGCGGCCGCCAGTATGTGGAACTGCACACCGACGAGTACGGTATCTATGACCACTACGAGAAAGACGCGTTCAGTGGCATCTATCCAAGACGCACCGGTGAGGTGAGCAGTGTGCGCAGCGAGAATGTCAAGGACGATGACGGCAACGCGTTCACTATCTACTACTTCAGGGACGACACGCTGAACTTCGATCCCAACGACTATGAACTGGCAGGCGAGACCAAGCGCGTCTCGTTCCAGGACGGTGATCTTGCCGGGCTCGGTACCGATGACGACCACTATTTCGAGGTGAACTTCGATAGCAAGACACGCGAGTTCGAGATAATCACCATCTGGCCGTATGACGACGACACTCAGTTGCCCGGAGGAAAGCTCGTGCCCAAAGTGGGCGACCACTATATCCTGTGGAACGTGCGCATGCCCGACGAGTACTACCCGATAGCGGAGGAGGAGTTCCTGAATGCGGTGGAGAAGTACAATGCCGAGCACTGGAAGGACATCAGCGTCTATAAGGCTCCGACCGACCATGTGTGGGTGGAGGAGAACAATGCCGTGCTCCATGTCGGCAGGCGTGTCCGGCTTGTGAGCGACAAGTATTTCCCGGAGAACGGCTACCGGCAGAGCCGTATCACCAAGATAACGCGCAAGGCGAACCTGCCAAGCCAGATGGACCTTGAAATCAGCGACGCCCTGCAGACAGGCGCGCTTGACAAGGTGAACGACAGCATCGGAGAGCTGAAGAACTATACTAAGTCCAGGACAGAGGGCGTGGCCCTGCCCGACATCATACGCTCGTGGGACGACACGCAGCCGACCGACAACAACATTTTCTCCGCAAGACGGAGCCAGCAGGAGTTCATCAGCAAGAAACGCAACGATCGTGCGAAGAAGAAAATCACTTTCGAGGAAGGCATCGGTATCGGACTGGAAGAGAATGGGCGCATCGATGGCAAGGGCAATGCCGAATTGCTCACCCTTGTGGTGCGCGAACTGTTGCGCAGTGCCAACTATGGCGGCAGTGGCATGACAGGCAACGGCTGGCAAATCGGCCTTGACGAGGACCTGCTGTCGCACCTGATAGTTGACAAGATAACCGTGAGGCGCGTGATGAATGTCTTTGAACTGCTGATAAACAAGGTGCGCAGCGTGGGCGGACAGATTTGCGTCAGCGCGGCCAACGGCAAGATAAAGACGGTGCGGGAGCAGGGCGACTACTGGCACATCACCTTCGAGCAGGAGAACACCTTCGTGGCGCACGACCTGATGCGCTGCCAGGTGTTCACCGGCACGTCGCAGAAAGCCTACTGGGTGGAAGTGGCCGGCATCGCGAATGGTGGCATACTTGTGGAGAAATCCGAGTTTGAGACCGCACAGCCCGAAGAGGGCGACGAGTGTGTGCTTATGGGCAACACCGATACGGCGAACCGCCAGAACCTCGTCCTCATCTCCGCCTCGGAGGACGGCCACCCGAGAGTGGACGTGCTGGACGGAGTGAACGCCAAGAACTTTGACCACGCCCTGCGTGCAAGGCTCGGCAACCTTAACGACATCAAGGACGACCGCTTTCCACTGGATAACCAGCCGAAGGGCAACGGCCTGTATGCCGACAACGTGTACCTGCGCGGCACATTCCTGCTCTCCACCGGCGAGGACATCAAGACCAAACTGGAGATAACGGAGGGCAAGGTGCAGAGTGCCATCGACAGCGTGCGGAACGACTTCCTGAGCGAGAAAGGCTATCTGAACAACCCCACGTTCACATCGGGACTGGAGAAATGGAACTCCGAGAACGAGACCGTGTTCTTCCTTGTCGGCAACAAGTGGATATGGGCCAACGGCAACGTGCTCTCCAAGAAAGGCGACGGCGCAAGCGTGGTCACCGACATGGGGCGTACGGTGGTACGCATACGCAACAAGTACATACTGCAGAAACACGGCAACCTGCGCTATGTGCCCACGTTCCCGACCAATGACGAGGGGCAGAAAGAGGCTCTGCCTGTGTATCTGACATTCTTCTACCGCTGTGCCAAGGCCGGCACGCTGAAGGTTCGCTTCGAGAATGTGGATAAGACAGGCTTTGCCAACTTCAACAGCATGGAGATAAGAGAGGAAATCGCGGAGACCGAAGGCTATGTGCAATATACTGGAAACGGCCTGTGGAACGGTACGGGCGACTTCCGTCTGGAGTTTGACGGAGACATCTACATGTACATGCTGGTGCTCAGCACCGACAAGTACGAGGCGCTGACGCACCGCTACCGCACATTGTTCGAGCAGAGCGAGCGGCTTGTGAAAATCTCCGCTGCCGTGTTCGACAAGGACGAGAATATGCTGGAGGAGACAGGGCTTATCACCACCTCCAAGGTGTCGGGCCTGTACGCCATCGACGGGGACGGCAATTTGAAATCCTTTGTCGGTGCGGGACAGGACGGCGTGAAGATAAAGGCCGCCAACATACAGTTGGAGGGACTTGTGACCGCCAATGAGAATTTCAAAATATTGGAAGATGGCAGCATCGAAGCAAAGAATGGCAAGTTTATTGGCGAAATAGAATCTTACAAGGGCACTATAGGTGGCTTTACCATTGGTAATGGACGCATAGGCGCAGAAGCCACGCAGAGCGGAGATGGCGGTTCCCTTGCTATATACAGCAACTTCTTCCGTGTGGGTGGAAACAGCGGTTATGTGATGTTCGGAAATGATGTGATACCTGGAACTGCAGGCGGTGCATTTACCGCCACCGGGCGTATTGTGAACGAGCATCCGAACACATACGGGAACTATGGATTTGACCAGGCGAATTATGGCCTGTTCATTCATGTTTCAGGCGGAACAAAGAACTACGGTATCTGGTCCAATGCAGCATTGATGGCCCCCTCCTTTGTGAATACCAAGGCCAAGATACTGACATTTGACCCGAACAGCAGTACATATACGATAGATTTCTCTCAAGCGAACATCATACTGATGTATTTCAAAAAAGACAAATCCTCCGGGGTGGAGGTTACGCTTCCAAGCGAGTCCTCAGTCGCTGAGAAGTTCGGACTGAGTGAATTGCCCGAGGATTTTGCCACAATTGTGACATTCCGTGTACGAGCCGGGTCGTTACCTATAACGTTGGACGGCATCTACGACCACAATGAGAACCTCACGAATTACAAGATGGCAGAAGGGGACAGTGTGACAGTGCTCATCAGCAAGGTGGACGGCTTCCGCTACCAGATATTGAATCATTCAAGCTAAAAACAGATATACGATGAGAAGGATAGACTTTCAGCATTTCAATGTTTACCTGTCGGTCAGCCACAAGGAGGCGCGGCCGATGGACGTTCGCGAGACCTTCGCGGACATGATATACAACAACGTGAACGGCATCAAGGCGCACGCCCTCGCCCTGAAGATATACGAGAGTGAGGGGGAGGCGGACTACACCGATGACGAGGTGAAACTTGTGCGCGTCGTCGCCGAGCGTCTTTGCGTTCCCGGCTTCATAGACGGACTGAACGAGCAGTTGGATAATAACCCTAACAACGAATGATATGACAGACGAGGAGAAGAAGACCGTCGTTCAGGAAGTCCTGAACCAGATAAAGACAGACAGTCAGAGCGTGGACGAACTGGAAACCGCCACCTCACTTGACAGCGTGAACTCACTCCCGGCCATGCAGGGTGAGAAGGTTGTCCGTGTGCCTGTGTCCCTGCTTGCGAAACCTGCGGAAGACGCGGCCAAGAGAGCAAACGCAGCCGCCGCCACAGCGGACGCATCATCGAGAGCGGCCGGAACTGCGGCACAGCAGGCCAAAGACGCGGCAGATGTGGCTTCCGGCGCGGCACTCACGGCCAACAATTCGGCCATGCTTGCCGATGCGGCCACGGCAAAGCTGAATGATGCCATCGCAGCGGCCAACACCCACCCGGTGGTGCTGGTGAACAGCCTTATCGGTGATGCCGACCGCATATTCAGTGACTGGTCTGAAGCGTTGGAGACCATTGCCGGCAACGAGAGCACCGGTGGGGAGAAAGTGTTCACCACCGGCTGCGTGATGATATTCAGAAGTGCGGACGGCTGGGAGTCCTGGCAGTTCACCGGTGACCCCGACAACGACCTCCATGATGCGGAGAAATGGCAGGAATATGCCACAGGCGGCAGTGGCGGAAACACCTGCAACGTGACAGAGGAAATCCCGCTTGAGAGTGGTTACTACACATTGGCGACCGCCATTGTTGCCGTGGAGGAGAAGAAACGTGCCAAGGGACGCTGCATCACCTACGAGACGGCACAGGGCAAGTGGGAGACCAAACAGTTCATCGGCACGAGCCTTGACAGTTGGGAACAGGTGGCGAGCTGGGAGGACTTCGGCGGTGCGGGCAACGTGAAGAGCATTTCTGTAAACGGAAAGAAACAGACGCTTGACAGCGCGGGCAACGTGAACCTCACCATCAACGAGACAGAGGTGGACGAGAGCCTGAACACGAACTCCACCAATCCGGTGCAGAACGCGGCCGTGGCCGCCAAACTTGCAGAGGTCGAAGCCAACACCATATTCGGCGGCAGTGCCGAACTGAGCGATGACGAGAGCACCGTGCGTGTGACGCTGACCAACAAGAGCGGCGCGGAGGTTGTCGGCTTGGATATTCCTGCCGGCAAGGGCGGCGGTGGCGGAGAAACCTCCACCACCAGAATCGTGTTGACGGCAGAAACAGACAAGTCCGTCATCAAGGAAGGCGACAAGGCCACACTCACATGGTTCTACGACCACCAGTACAGCAGCGGTGACGAGAAGGGGACATCGACGGGGCAGAAAGCCACGGTGGAGATACAGATGAAACGCGGCGCGACGCTGATGTATTCCGATACGCAGCAGGACGTGAGCAAGGGAAGTTATACGCTTGACCTCTCCAAATACTTGCAGGTTGGTACAACCGACATATATGTAAAAGCATCCACTACTGATCCGACAACTGGCAAGAAGCAGATGAAACAGAGCTATGTGA